CCAATTGGGCCACCAACCATTTGCCAGCCATAACGACTAGAGCCGTTAGTATAGTGGAATGACTGCGTGCCAACCCAATGTGAAGTACCTGAAGGCTGGTTTCCTGGGTTAGACCAAGAATCAATAAATCCAGCGCCCCAGTCAGCAACTGTGTTCATATCAATAGTACCCCAGCCCATGTTACCGGTCCAGTAGTTGGTATCACCTGTTATACGAGGGCGTGCAGCATAGTATTCTTTAGAGCTTCTTGTTTGACCAGAAAGACCCATGTAGGCCATTGTTTCTGCCTGAACACCGCGGAATCTTGTAGAGTTTGTAGCGTTGCCATCAAAGTAATAAGCTGTGTCATTTGAATCGTAGAAGATTGGAGCTCTTAACGATGAACCAGCTTGTAGGTTGTTATTAACATAAACGTTGTTTCCGCCAAGTGGATCAGAACCATTGTTAATCGACATAACCTGACCGGCCATGTTGTAGTCGTTATAGAAACGCATACCATTATAGCTAGCATTTGCGCCAAACTTAATACCAGTATGGAAAGCAATTCTTAGATCTGGATATGGGAAAGTCCAAGCACCACCTTCTTTATAGATAGCATATGCTGTGCTCTTGCCTGAGTCAGTGTATAAACCAAACTGAGAAGTATCTGAAACGGCACCACGGTGAACAAAGTTATTTGCTCGCATTTCGTTTGTTACAGATGTACCATTTGGATCAACGTAGTAACCTGAGTTGTCGCGATCGTAATAAACACCAGCGTATAAGTTACCATATACTTCAGTAGTACCACTATTAGTTCTTAATGCCCAGCTTCCAGCTTGGTTAAGGAAACCAATGTTGTTACTGTTATCAGCGTATACATAACCGCGAGCATTGTTGCCTGAAGTTGTAAATAGAATCTGTGAAGTACTACTTGTTGAATACAATCTGAATCTTGAAGATGAATCAGAGTACCAATGCATTGCTGTTGCTTGGTTATATAAACCTGTACCGGACGAATCGTTACGGAACCAGCTACGAGCATAAATTTCAGTAGCACGAAGTCCTGAACCCATATTTGAGAAACCTTCAGGATCAACATAATACGCAGTATTATCTAGATCGTAGAATATTGGAGCACGGAATGAACCATTACCAATGTAACCAGAATATACACCGGTATCATTAGCACCATCTGTATAAAAATCTAATCCAGTCCCGGCGGTTCTAAACCGTGCGTTATAACCGTCATCTAAAGGCGAGATCCAAATAAAGTCTGTGTTATTATTGTTTTGTATTTGTAATGCTGAAGACCATGACGCTGGATAAGAACCAAAGTTAAGTTCTGGTTGGCCGGCATCTTTAATAGTTAATGCACGCGTATATGAACTTGTCCCATCTGTATTAGACTTTAGATATTTTACGTTAGTTGTACCATCTGGATCTGCTCTGTATACAGTATTATTACTATCATAATATATAGAAGCATAAAGATCATTTGAAGCACCTGGATTTTCATTGTAAATCGTAACATTTCTATAAGTAGCATATGCAGTACCTGAACCCCAAGCCTGTTGCCAGATTCTCATGCCGATGCCAGATTTCTTGAATGTTACAAGATTATCTGAACCACCTGAAGCATCTGTATAAGATCTCATGTGGAGGTAATCAGCCCAAGGAGCAGTGTTATTATTTGCCCAAGATGTGAAACCGAACTTTAGCTCCCCAGCTGTGTCTTCGCTTGGAGCAATGATACGATTATCTCTACGTACAAGAGAAGAAGCGTAACCAGTAACGCCTGGTGAAGTAATTACATCAAGTGTAGTTAATCCACGGAATCTTGATGTTGCGTTTGGATCTGCATAGAAAGCAGTATCATTAGAATCATAGAAAATAGGAGCACGGTAAGATCCACGTGCTTCCATGTATCCAGAACGCGAACGCTCTTCCCACGTACCATTATAGAAAATTTGAACATCAGAGTTTTGCGCTGCCAGAATTGACCATTCGTTGTCTGTGTCATTAAAGATACCAGCATTAGCTGCACCGCTTGACATGAACACCCACTGGTCATTAATAGAGTAACCAGCCCATCCATTTTTCTGACCGCTTACTTTAATAGAACCATAATCACCAGCAGCAGAATCAATTATGTACGTAGCACCATCAAGTTGTATCTGATTAGCTCTTATAATATTTACAACAGACGTACTAGCAAAATCACCATAGTAAGCACTATTATCTGAATCTTTGAAAATCGGAGAGTGCATCTCGGTCGGTGCGAAAGCGTATCCAGCACGAGTGCCAAGTTGTTCTACGTTGTTTGCGAATAATTGTACGTAGTGGGTGTTACCAGAACCAGGACCATCTGTATTAAATCTGGCAATATCGTACGCCCCTGCCCCGCCGCCTCTAACACGTAAGCCTGTGTAAGTATTCCAGTACATACCATCGAAGCCACCAGAACCAGCTGCTCCACGAGCTCCAGGACCACCATAATAATGGTTCCAAAGAACATGGTTTGCATCTGTACCACCGTTAAACCATATAGCGTTATTAGTGTAACCCCGCTCTAATTGGAGACCCCCAGTTCTTAGGGTTAATGCTGCAAATATAGAAGTAGATGCAGGATCGGCGTAATAACCTACATTGTCCGCATCGCGGAAGCGAGTAGCATCCACATAGCGCCCGGCAATAATATCACCACTAGTATTGAATCTAGCTCGTGATGTTGTACCCTGAACGATTTGTAGATTACCGCCAGCGTTAGTGCTTAGGTTATCTGGAGACTCGTAGATTTTCCAACCAGAACCACCAAGCCATTCGATACCTTCGTTTGGTCCTGGATCATTAAACGTTAGGTTATTTAGATTGTTAATAGTACCATTCGTCCAATCCCAAGTACCGGCAACCTTACCGCCACTAAGAGGATTCATAAAGTATGCAGTATTATCGCGATCGCGGAAGTTTCTTGCATCTACAATATCTGCTGTAATATCATCAACGGTTAAGTCACCAACAATTACTGCATCAGTACCAACATACAAACTTTCTTGTGTATATAGTTTACTTTGTACATCAACACGTTTTAGAATTGGAGGACCGTACTCGCGAAGTGCACCACCGGTTGAGTGGTTCATTAGAACACGAATTCTTATATACTTAACACCTGCACCATCTGAGCCCAAATAAGGAGTATGGCTTGTAGGTATCGTGTGATAAGAAGAGAACTTCTGCCAGCTAGTAGAAGTAGTAATAGTTCCACCAGCCACGAAGTATACGCAACCTGTGTTACCGGCAATAGGTTTCTTATCTTTGTCGTATTGTTCAACACCATAATAAGTGCTACCACCAGAACCGCTGATAACTCGTACCCACTGTTCACCGTAAATTTCTTCACCTGGTTCTACCGAAATCATATCTGAATAGAACACGCGATATTGATTTGTACGAACTACATAGCTAGAAGCAAATGGTCCGTCACCATTTTTAGCATATTCAGAAGTTTGAATGTTATTAGCTTCGTTACCTTGAAGTGCGGTAGTATTGCGTTTTTCCCAATATGCTGTACCATCAAATAATGTCGTATCAGCAAGGCCAGAACCATATTGTGGGTTCAAGGAGATATTCTCTCCACCAGCGCTAAGTGCAAAGTTACCAGCAGAAACTTCACCTAGGAAGAAAGCATCGCCGTTATCAAGATCAATAGCTGCTCTAACATTACCAGCACCAACAAAGGAGATCATGTTATCGCCGAATTGTGTATGACGATAAGCTGATGTTGTATTAGTAGCCCATGCAATACCCCAGTTAGTAGCAGTACTCCAGATGAATTGGTTTTCATCTTGTGCTGTTAGGAACTTGTTATCTGCGCCGTTATCGGCAGCAAAGCCTTCTCTGAAGATTTCCCCACCGATTTTAAGTGACTCTGATCCGTTTACAGAATCAAGATCTAAGAAACGAGTTGTGCCTGCGGGTGGATAGTAAATTGGAGAACGGAAGCTATTATTTGCAGCAGCATAACCATTTTCAGCACTAAGTTGTGCAATACCGTTGCCATATAGGGTTGTTGCACCATTATCAGCTGCAAGTAGCGACCATTCGTTGCGCGTATCATTAAAGATACCAGCTTCAGCAGTACCATTGGACATGAATCCCCAATCGTCGCTAATCATATAACCAGCCCAACCACCTTTAGCACCATCTACTCTAATAGAGCCGTAGTCGCCAGATGGAGAATCGATTGTATATGTAGAACCATCAACTTGGAATTGATTAGCTCTCATAATGTTTGTCACAGACGTAGAAGCAAAGTCACCGTAGTAAGCAGGATTAACACTATCGTAGAAGATTGGAGCTCTGAATGATACTCTTGCTTCGACATAAGAAGCGTCGCGAGGACCTCTCATTGCCCAAAGACCATTTACGCTATTATCATGGCCAATTAATGCCCAAGTACCATTGCTTGTACCGTTTAGTGTAACCGGTTGGCCAGTTACACTATTGATAGTAGCTGAGCCGCCTTGGTATGCAAGTGACATACCGTATGCGTCTTGGGACGCTGCCGTTGCGTTATGTTCTGCAAAGAAGATACGTCCTGAACCTTCTCCACCAGCATCTGCGTTACCTTCGATAGATAAGAAACGACCTTTTACACCAGCGCTAGCAGCTTGGCCGAATGAAACATTGTTCATTATTGAAGTAGATGCTGGATCTACATAATAAGTCGCGTCATCTGTATCATAGAAACGTGGAGCATAAACATTAACACTAAAGTCTGCAGAATTTGCATCTATATTAAATCTTTCAACACCATTTGTAAATAGCTTATAGTTATTATTAGCAGCCCAACCAAAGTAAGCGTCTGTGTTACCTTTATGTTGGATGTAATCGTCAAGCTCAATAGTAGCTAAAACTGAAGTGCTATTTGGATCTAAGTAATATGCATTTGCGTCTGAGTCAATAAATTTTGGAGCATATACGTTGACTGCAAAATCAGCAGAGTCGTTGTCGATGTTTAGTCGCTGTGTTCCGCCAGTAAAGATTTTAAAAGTATCTGCAGCGCTGAATCCAAAATATGTATTTGTATCACCGTTATGACGAATGTAATCGTCAAGATCGATGCGATTCATTATTGAAGTAGATGCTGGATCCGCATAGTAAGCATTATTATTACCGTCGTAATAACGACCAGCATATAAGTTACCAGTAGTGAAAACATCTTTGTTACCGCGAACCTTAACAGTTACGGTATCATCCATGTAGAAACCACCGCCAGCACTAAATCCTAATTCGTTAACACCGAGGAATGTAGCTTCATTGATTGCAGTATTTGCACCATCGGCTTGGTAAATACTTAGAAGACTATCTTTGCCTTCAATTGAAATACCGCCAGAAGAATGAAGTTTATTCGCAGCAGGGGATGTGATAAAGTTAGTAGTTACAACTGGAGTTGCATTAATGAATGAGTCGCCATTAACAACAACATCACCACTTGAAAGTGCAGCAAACTTGCCGCTAGCACTTTCGTCGTATATGACGAAATTGTTATCAGTAACTAAATATGCATTGCCAGATGAGTCGCCTGCAAATCTAAAGTCAACGTTTCCACCATCACCGAAGTCCATAAGTCTGTTAATAGCTGCGATTGGGTTGTTGCCCATTGTACCATTAGGAGCAAGACTTAACGGAGAAGATGGAGTTGCTTTGTTAATACCAACCCAGTAATTAGTACTGTCTTGAGCCATCGAGATAACACGAGTGTTAGCCCCTGCAGAATTAACTAAACCTAAATAACCGACTGCTTTATCACTAACACCTCGACCACCTTCGATTAACATACCACGGTCGTTGCTCATATTAATTAAAATAGAGCCACCGGTATTATCAGCGTCGCCACCAGCTTCAAATCTTGCTACAAGATTAAATGCGCCAGTTGTATCTGTTTGAGATACATGAAGCATTGGATCAATGGCGCCATGTTGCAATCTGGAAGTTGCAGTAATGTCACCAACACTCAGTGGAGTAGAGAAGTAAGAATCAGCAGCTGTAACATTAAAGCGTTTTGCGCCAGCAGTCCATACACCGAACTGGTCAACTGCATCAAAACCGATATACGTATTCGTATCACCGTTGTGAATTAAATAATCATTAGTGTAATACTTTGGTGCGTAAACATCGACTGCAAAATCAGCAGAGTCGTTGTCGATGTTTAGTCTTTCAACGTTGTTAGTAAATAACTTAAAGATATTATTTGCTGAGAAACCAAAATAAGCAGTTGTATTTCCGTTGTGACGAATATAGTCATTAATGTTAATGCTATTCATTACAGAAGTAGAAGCAAAGTCACCGTAATATGCGTTGTCGTCGCTATCAACAAATTGCGGCGCGTAAACGTTTACAGAAAAGTCTGCTGAGTTGTCATCAACGTTTAGTCTTTGAACACCGTTTGTAAACAGTTTAAAAATGTTATTTGCTGAGAAACCAAGATAAGTAGTTGTATTTCCATTATGACGAATATAGTCATCAATGTCGATACGGTTCATTACAGAAGTAGAAGCAAAGTCGCCGTAGTAACCAGTTGAAATACTATCGTAGAAGATTGGAGCGCGAGACGAGCCAGATGAGGTAGTGTAAGTTGTGTAGATCTGGAACTCATCATTACCGCCAGCGGAGAAGTTTAATCTATCAGCAGCGCCTCTAAACATACCAGTGTTTGGGTCAGCACCAAATGTATACGTTGGAAGAGCAGCAGTTCCGTTACCACCTTCAATAGTACCAGCCATATTAATGGAGTTACCAACATTATTGAAGTCTGCAAAGTAAGATTCATCTTCATAGTCGTAATAAATCGAAGCGTACGCGCCGTCAGAGAACACACCAAAGCCACCGGTAATAGAGTTACTACCAACATTAACATTCTTATTAAAATTAAACCTATTTAAGCCAATACCAGTAGAAATAATTTCAAAGTTTACTGAGTGATCAGTTCCGTTTGTTTCGTCTTGAATATAACGTATATAACCTTGACTATCTGTAACATCGATATTGAATCTTTCAGTTGCACTAATACCAATATTAACTGAGTTATTAGCTGTACCACTATAGAAGTTAGCAGAGTTTAATTCTGAATTTCCTGCTGGGTCTAATAAGAAAGCATTGTTATTACGATCAAGAAATCTGTCAGCAATTACATCTCCAGTATATTGGAAAGATGCGTTAGTCATTAGACCATATTGAGTATTGCCTAATGTGAATCCAACTCTATCTGAAGCTGGGAAATTAATGAATGTATCGATTTCGCCTTTATGACGTAGTGCGCCTTCTAAATCAATGTTATTTAGAACAGAAATTCCTGAAGGTACAACTTCGTACGCGTTATCATTAATATCAATGAATTTTTGTGCGTAAATATCGTCAGTTACTTGAATATCACCGGCAGCATCTACTTTAAGTGCGTAGTTAAATGTGGAGTTTAAGAAACCAATCTCGCCAGCTGATGAATAAATTGTGCCGTTGCCGCCTGCACCATCCATATAGATATATGCGCCACCAGTACCAGTACCAATAGTAGCTGTACCTTGAATTCTCGCTCCGCCGTTTGTTACGATTCCGGCAGCTTCTGTACGAAGTTTTGGTGATCCGTTATATCGAAGCTCACCGTATGATACGCCAGATCCTTGATTATAGAACGATGCTACGCCTGCTTCAGCTGCTGTGCTGTTTAATTTACCTGAGAGGTAGACTGTACCGTTTGACACACCAGAAGCACCACCGGCCTCTACAATGAATGAGTTCGCGTAAGATGTGATAGACCCTTGTCTGTTAGACGCGTCACCTAGGACTAACCCTTGTGACGGACCAGCCATTTCCCATTTATCAGAAGCTTCTAACCATTGGAACGTTGCGTTGGGTTCAACACTACCACGCTCAATTTCGATTCCAGCATTTTCTGACGGAACAGCTCCAGTGAAATTACTGTTAAGAGTAATAAGGTTGTCAGCAAGATTAATCTCCTCTGTATTAATAGTTGTTGTATTACCTGATACAGTAAGATCGCCAGTAATTATTAGGCTACCGTTCATTGTATCAGATTGGTCAGAGCGAAGGAACTGAGTAGAATCTAATCCATCAAGTACGTCAGCGTCAAGACCAGAACCAGAACCGTCATTTCCAGCATTCCAGAAAACATCTCCGTTATAAGAAGGTTCTCTTTTGAAATCAATACCGGCGGCATTAAAGTCAAGATCAACAACTCCGTTATATAGAATTTCAACACCGTCTGTATCACTATATAATCTAACACCATTATCTTGGCCAGTATTCAAAATAGAATAATCGCTAGCAGTAGAGTTAGTTATTTGAATACTTTGGCTGTCGCCTACAAATTCTGCAATAAGAGAATCGGGGCCTGCACTGTTAGTGAATTTTACAGTAGGAGTGCCAGCTACTGATTGTGTTACATCAACTTTACCAGTAAATTTAGAAGATCCGGTTACCTGCAGCTTATCTGTGCCGTTATCTGTCGTAGACCCAATAACTACGTTTTCTTGCGACTGCAGGCCGTTCTTAACTATGAATTTTTTATCGTTGGCCATTCGGTTCACTCTCCCCAGTTAGGCTTTTTATTAAACTATTATTTAGTGTATTTATAAGTTTTAAGCGTCGATTAATGTTGCGACTACTTTAAATACGGTAGAGCCTGAGCTTACAGGAGTTGTTCTTAATTCAAGATTAGAACCAGCAATTGATACATCAAACGTTGCTAATTCTGTGCTAGTGTACACAACGCCGTATTCAGTAGCAACTGCCGTCGAACCGTCGTGAGTGATTAACAATTTAGTAATGTGTCTTTCGCCTCCTTCTGTTGCAGTAACTAAAACTTCTGCTGCTGCATAAGAAGCATGCACAAATGTAAGAATTGCGACTTGGCTTGTAGAGGCTGTTGTTTGGCTTATTGAAGTAAATTTAGATTCTGACTGAATAATATCTGCATTAACAGTTAGCGCGCCAGACATTGTGTCACCAGTAACATTTACAAATCTAGTATCTGCTTCTGTTTCGGTATAATAAAGATTATTTAATTGTCCTGCGTTTAATTCAGTCTCAGTGTAATAAAGATTATTTAATTGTCCTGCGTTTAATTCTGTTTCAGTATAATACCTAGTGTCTAATTGACCGGCATTTAATTCTGTTTCAGTATAATAAAGATTATTTAATTGACCGGCATTTAATTCTGTTTCAGTATAATAACGAGTATCTAAATCAGTGCTAGTAGCACTTTGCGCGTGACCAAATGTATCAAATGTTAACCCTGTTAGAACATTCGGTAAACTTAGATTTACATTTACAATAGATGAAGTATCGCTATGTTCAATAACAATTGTATGGTTATTTGCGCTGTTTAAGTTAAAGTTAAAATCACCACTTACTAATACGCCCGTGTTTGCGTATATTGTAACATCGCCAGCACCGATTAAACTAGCAGCATTATTTGCAGCAGCATTTAAAATTTCTGAAGCAGAATAACCATCAACAGAATCTGCATCTAACCCAGACCCATCACCATCTACAGTAAGAAGAAGATCTAATATTTCTTGGGCGGTTTGATCTGCAGTAGCACCTGCTTCAATGCCATCTAATTTAGAGCCATCCGTGGCAATGTCGCGTCCATCGACCGTTCCTGAAACTATAACATTATTTGCAGTTAAATCGTTTACTGTAATATCATTAAATTCTTGAATTGGCACTATGTATTCTGTGCCATCACCAGTTTGAAGAATTAACGTGTTATTAGCCGGTGTCCAAAAGAAATCATCAACACCAGCAACCGATGCAGTATTTGCAACTGTGATACGACCGTCTTCATCAATAGTTAAAACCGGAATTGCAGTTGGAGAACCGTAAGTTCCTGCAGTTACGCCAGTGTTTTCTAACTCGGTAACAATACTTACCGTTCCAGTCGTTGAAGTAGCAGTCCCAGTAACTTTACCACTAAGAGTGACTTCGGTTTCAGTTTGGATATTAAATATCGAACCATCGCCGGTTTCTAAAGTGATAGTGTTATTTGCACCAGCGTATGTAAAGTTATCTACACCAGCAACTGGAGTTGTATTTGCTGTTGTTAATCTACCATCTTCGTCAACAGTAAATACTGGAATAGATGTAGATGAACCATAAACTCCGGCAATAACACCAGTGTTAGCCAACTCTGTTACGAGAGACATTACGCCGGTGTTCGAAGACGCAAAACCAGTTACTTTACCTGTAAGAGTTAGGTCAAGACCATCTTCTAGAAGGTCTAATTTCGCACCGTCGGCAGCAACGTCACGACCGTCAACAAGACCACCAACAGTAATATTTGTTGTTACGTCAAGTAGATTAAATGTATCTATAATAGTATTATAACTATTTCCGTCAGCAGTGTCAATAGTAAATGTTGTATTAGCTGCAGTCCAAGTGGTATTAGACACACCTGCGACTGAAACTGTATTTGCAGCAGTTAAACGACCATCAGCATCAACAGTAAATACTGGAACCTCTGATGCAGAACCGTAAGTTCCTGCCGTAACTGTAGTAGCAGTGTTTGTAAAGTTTGCCCAATCTAAGTAATATGTGCCTTCAAAGCCATCTAATAGATCGGAATCTAATCCTGTACCAGCACCATCTACTGTTAATAGTTCTGCAAGAATAGCTGCAGCATCTAAGTTAGAAGATATATCAATGATTGTTTCAGTATTTGCACCAGCGTCATACTTCTTAAAGTATATTTTGCCATCGGCTGTGTTGATAGCCAACTCGCCTAGGTTTAGCTGAGCGGTAGTAGGTATATTGCCAGGAACTGCGCTCCTGCGAAGTAAAATATTGGTTGACATATGTCTGACCCTTTGTTATAATAGCTATATAGCTTCTAAGGTAATACTAAGTAGTTTTAATAAATTAAAACGTTCCACCATCTAGTGTTGTTATTGCAATTGATACTTTGCCTGAACTGATAGTCGTATCAACACCATCTGTTCCTTCAATAGTAAGAGTTTCTCCAAGAGCAATAACGGTGTTCGCACCAGCTTCACCATTTATGGTGAACTGCGGGTTAGCAAGTTTATTGTTAGTGACATCACCGTCAGTGATAGAGAATTCAGTTCCATTTAATGTTAGCGCATCGCCGGCCGAGTATGTACCCGCACCAGAGAATTGATACCATATAACATCGTCTGTTCCAATAGCGAAAGTTTCGGCGTCAACAACAGTTGCAACCCAACCAGTACTTCTATTTAGAGTACCATCGGTTACAAACTGGAATGCGCCTGGAATCTCAGCTGATTCGTTAAAATATTCTCCTCGAGTAAGTTTCCAAGGAGTAGATCCGTTACCAACTACAGTAACTTTGTATGAACCGTTTTCTTCTGGATTTGTCTGATCTTTTACAAGTACTCTATCACCGACAATCCACGATGTTACACCGTCTGCACTAAAAGCTGCGTTAGTCGCTGATGTAAGAACGCCACCACCAAATGTTGAATTTAGATTTTCTGTTGTTGCAGCTAGTGCCGCGGGAATAACTCTTAATCCTTGTGCAACACCATCAACATACGACTTAGTAGCAGCATCTTGTCCTGTTGTTGGATTTAACAGATTAGTAATCTTAGAGCTATTAACGTTTAAATCATTGCTATTGCCATCTAAACTAATACCACCGCTTGCGTCAACTGTTAAGATACCAGTCGTTGTTGTGATTGTTCTTATGCCAACATCGCCACCAATAGATATATCTGATACTGTAATCTTATCTTCAACACTAATTTGTTTTAAGTTAGAATCAGTTCCGCCAGGATGTAAGAAATATGTTATAGCATCAGTATCAACAAATCTTTCTGCTCTTACATCGCCATTATCTACAACCCAGTTACCGGTGGATCTTTCCGAATAGGCCGCGTAGTTAAATGTGTTATCTAAGAAACCAATTTTACCACTTGAAGCATAAACGTATGAAAACGAGCCAGGACCATCCCGCATTTTAATTCTTGAGAACGTAGATCCAAAACCGACTTCCATGTCGTTGATACGCGAAGTACCAGCTGGATCCATATAGAAACTTGTATTATCAGAATCTATAAATCTTGGTGCACTGATGTTACCTGAATAAGTACCACCAATTGCAGGAACATAAACTGTATCTAAATAAGAGAAGTCTAGTTCAATATCTGCAGTTGTATTTGGACCGGGTGTATGTGTAACAATGATACCACTATTTGCGTCAGCCGCTTGAATAGTAGTTAAGAAGTTGGCAGTTAAGCTAGTTGTAATTGTTGTATTAGCAAGCCTTGTTACCTGTGCAGTACCTGAAACGTCACCGGCTAAAGTAATGGTAAAGTTGTCAGCAAAAACATTCATTACATCATTTGCATCGTCTTCTACAAAACTTACACCTTCGTGCGTACCATCTGTAAACATAAGACCGATAATATCACGAGATGTTTCTGTGAAGTTAGGAATAGCGTTAGCTTGAAGCTCTAATGGAATCTCGGTAGCAAAGTCAATACGACCGTCTTCAGTAATACGAATACGAGGAGTAAATCCATCAGTACCGTACATTCCTGTTGAACCAGCCATCGGTGCATCAAGCCCGAATTTTAATGTGTTAGTTGGAATATTAAGATCTATTAATTCAAGACCGCGGCCAAGACTTAAAGTTGGACTTGCAAGAAGGTTAATACTATCAGCGTATGTGTTCGCTTGGTCTATAATTGTTAAACCAGAAGCAAAAGAATTATCTAAATAACGAAGGTTAACCGCGTCGCCAGGATTAACTGGGTCTGCAAGATCAGTAAGAGTGTTATTTGCAACACTAATATAACCAACAGGATCAATAATTAAATTGTTTGTAGCAGTTAATTTGCCGTTGACAAACATGTCACCTGTGTTATAATTAATAATAAGTTTGTTAAGACTAGCACCAAAAGTTAAATCGCCGGTTGCACCAATTTGCATTCTCTGAACGTTGTCTGTCCAGAAGTCAAGTTCATTATTGTTAGCACCAGCAGATGTTTCTGCAATGATATAAGTATTTTTATCTAAGTCAATAACTGATCCAGCAATACCAGTCCAGATATTACCGTCGTAACCTTCAAATCTTCCTTCTTCAGAATTGAAACGAAGCATACCTGCTTGACCAGCTGGTCTTGAAGCAGTATTTGCTGAAGGGATCATTATGGCGCCAGTACCGTCAAACTTAACAATGCCATCAGAACTTCTGACTGTATCTACATTAATTGCAGCCCAGTTCTTTAATAAAGAACCAATTGAATAAATTCTGTCTTGATCGGGTACTAAATGAGATGTAATGTCTGCAGCAAAACTAACAGTATCTGTATCTGCGTCACCAATAGTAAGGTTGCCGGCAATTGATACATCACCTGCAAACGAAGCAACATTAGCAGCAAAAGTAGCAGCTAATGTACCACCGGTATAGAATTTCAATTCGTCGTTATCTGAACCCGGCGAAGTCTCTGCCATGATTTTTGTGTCTTGATCTACATCAATTACACCACCAAGACCAGACCAAGCAATCCCGTCATAGCCTTCAAACTGACCATCTTGAGAATTAAAACGAACCATTCCCTGTACAGCAGTAGGACGAGTAGCAGACGTTCCATTCGGTAAGGTTAAAGCACCTCCGCCGCCAATTGTTAATATATTATTAACCGGATTAATTTGCGAAAGAATCTGTGTTTCGTCAACAATAAACGCGCTACTAGTAAGAGTTAAACCTTGACCAGCAACATAAGTACCTTCACCTGAAAATTGTGTCCAATTTACTGCGTCTTGATTAACTGTGAATGTTGAAGCATCTGCTACTGTTATAACCCAACCAGTGCCAGCGTTTACTGTACCGTCTGTAACAAACTCGTATGAACCAGGAAGCTCAGCGCTTTCATTCGACCATTGCGTTCTTTGGAAAATCCATGATGTATTTGCGCTACCTTTTTGGATAACATCATACGAACCGTTTTCTATAGGATCTGTTTGATCTTTAACAAGTAGGTTATCACCAATATCCCAACTTGTAATATCGTCTATATAAAGAACGTTAATTGGAGCTAGTGTAATAGTAGATGAAAATGTACTGTTGCCAGATTCAAAAGTACCGCCGAGGTCTGCAACTGTTGCACCTAGCGCCGCGTTTCGTACTATGAATCCTTGTACTAATCCATCAACATATCTTTTATTCGTTGCATCTGTGGGTAGAACAGGATCTGAAACAACTTTAACTGTATCTTCAATACTTTGAAGTTCAACTTCTAAATATCTTTTGTTAACTACGTCCTGCGGGTCAATTGGATTTTCTACATTAACAATTCGATGAACACCAGCACTAATAACCGCGTCTGAAGTTGTTAAATTAAATTTAATATCAGCAGGTGCAGAAATAGTATTGCCGGATATTGTGAATTCACCAATTTCTACAAGATTTAAATCTCTGAGTTCGGCTGTTGTTTCGCCAATAGTAATTGCTGTAGTACCTAGTGTGATATCTTTGGCACTAATTAGACCGCCAACATTAATAAAGTTATTAGCATCTAGACTTGCATTAGAAAAACCAGTTATATGACCAAACTGATCGATCGTAGTATTTTGAATAAATCCAATAGTGCTGTTAACAGTATTTGCTGCAGTAGATGTAGTTGCATGTGATATTACAACATTTGCGGTTTCGTTACCAGTTCCTGAGGCTGTTGTAATAACAATTCCGGGGCCGGCGTCGATATCACTAATGTATGGACCAACAGTGTCTATTCCGAGAGTAACTGAATCTGGAACGATTACAGGTCTTTTCTCACCCGCCGCTACAAGGCGAATGTTCTTAGACGATCCAACTTTAACTTTAACAGTCACGCTTATACCTCCGTTATAGTTGATATAACAAACGCAAGTCCATCAACAATTTTTGATAATTCTCCGGTCGGCTTTTTCATCATCACATCATATTGGTATTTTCCAGGCGTTAACTGACTAGTAATATCGGCAGATAAGATTAGGGTAATGTCGTTATCAGACTTTTGAAATTCAAACTCTGCAGCTCTTTTAGTGGAGTACAATTTTTTCAAATCCCCGTAAAAAGAATAGTTAGAGATTGGCAAATCTAAGTCGTCGTCGTCAAACAACTCGACTGTAAGTCTGAAATCTGTACCTTGGTCTATATAAATGTTTAATTGAGAACTCATGTTTTATCTCTTTATCCTATTTTCTTTATTTATAATAGAAGGAGATTATTTAAAGGAGAAAAGGGGGCATGAAGCCCCCTCTAATTACTTTAAATAAAACGAAGACTGCATTAACCTTTTAATTCGTCAACTTCATCTTTAAGTTCTTTTATCGCTTCGATTAAGAGACCGACAATGTTAGCGTACGCAACACTCTTGATGCCTATACCTTCGTCTGATGTTGAAACGACTTCTGGGAGTATTTTCTCAACTTCTTGTGCGATAAGACCAACTTTTCTATTACCTGGTTTTGCTATCAGATCGAAGTAAACACCTCTCAGCGCTGCCACTTTATCAAGAGCATTATCAATAGTTTGAACGTTTTCTTTCAATCTTTCGTCTGAGTTAGCTTCTACATCACCCGTGGCAGTAAAATTGCCAGTTACCATATTGAATGTAAACTCGTTGGTTGATGTGGCTAGATCTCTGAAAACAACCGCGGTTGAGACGCTGCTGTTGGCTGACAGCACCATGTTTTGACTAGCAGATTCAAACCCAAACTTCATATATGGAGTAGCTGCGTCACCACCAAAAGTAATATCAAGGTCAGTAGCCATGTGCATATCAGAAGCAGTACCTGCAATTGTACCTGCTGTTAATGTGCCAACAATAGTCAAGTTACCTTCAACTTGAATATTCTCTACAGTCAATTCATCAACATCTGACGTATAGTAGAAGTTTGATTCACCGCCTGGATTCGGGCCTGTTGTAGCCATTAATGGTCTATGTGTTGCACCAGCTTCAACAAATCCAATAAACAGCGGAGTGCTTTGAACAGCATATTCATGCACGTTCTGAATGTTTTCTATACCGCCTTGGATACCAGGCCCTTGCATACCTTGAGTACCTTGGAATCCACGCTCACCTTGGAAACCTTGAGCAGCCTGTGTTCCTTGGATACCTTGTGTTCCTTGTCCTGGGAAGCCTTGAACACCTAAGTCACCTTGGAAACCTTGTGTTCCTTGAATACCCTGTGAACCAACACCCGGAGGTCCTTGTATACCCTCGTCACCAAGAAAACCTTGTACACCTTGTCCGCCAGTATTACCTAATCCGCCGCCCTGGCCTTGCATGCCTTGCGGTCCTTGAACACCCTGTGGTCCTTGAAGTCCACCAATGCCCGAATCACCAGTAAAACCCTGAGTTCCTTGGAACCCAGTAAAGCCTTGAGTACCATCGTCACCAACGCTAGCAGGCCCTTGGAAACCTTGAACACCTTGGTTACCAACACCCGAATCACCTTGGAAGCCTTGCACACCTTCGTCACCATCAAAACCTTGGACACCTTGGTTGCCCTGTACACCACCTTCACCAGTACCAGTTAAACCTTGCGCGGCTTGCAAACCACGGGCACCTTGAAGACCTTGCACACCTTGAAGACCTTGTAAACCAAATCCTATGGGGCCATCAAAACCTTGAAGACCTTGAACACCCGCTTGTTGGATACCTTGGTAACCTTGGAAACCCTGAATACCAGTTGCGCCAATGCCAGCAATACCTTGGAAACCCTGCACACCTTGAAGACCTTGAACACCAACGCCTAGAAAACCTTGCAAGCCCTGCAAGCCTTGGAAACCTTCGTCGCCATCTGCTCCAGCAATACCCTGTGGTCCTTGTACACCTTGTACACCTTGAGAACCCTGTGTGCCGTCGCCACCAATAAATCCTGAAAGGCCTTGTGAACCGATGAAACCCTGCGGCCCTTGGACACCTTGGACACCAATCCCGCCGCCACCACCTTGAATACCATCAAAACCTTGAATACCATCATAGCCTTGAAGGCCTTGAGTACCAATTGGGCCAATGTCACCAGTTCTTGCGAAAGTAATAACAATATCTGCAGCATCTGCAAAGTTAGCTACTGAACCGCTTACGAAAGAAGAAGTAACTGAGAAATAACCACTATTTTCTGTTAACGACGCAATAGTAAAGATTACAAAGTTAGCAGGTGTATCTTTTTCTGAAACTTTAAAGTGACCTTTAATCGGGCTAGTTGAGTCATCAATTGTTCTTAGGAACGGTTGAATATCAACCACATTATCATCTTTATCGTCAATATACAATTCAGTTGCTAAAGATAACGCAGCATTATTAAACTTAAGAATCCCGTTGGTTGGATCAGAGTTTCCAGTATTTGTGCTGTAAGTATAATCGAATGTTACACCACCGAAGCTACCAACTGCTCCTTGCGCACCGCCTTCACCATCAAAACCTTGAGTTCCTTGAATACCCTGCGGTCCGATTGGTCCTGGGAAGCCTTGAATACCTAAGTCGCCTTGAAAACCTTGTGTACCTTGTGCACCTTGCGTACCTGCGCCAGTGTCACCTTGAATACCGAAGTCGCCTTGGAGACCCTGAACACCTTGAGTACCTTGGAGACCTTGAACACCGATATCACCAGCCCGTGTAAACGTAAAGATAATGTCTGTGTTATTGGTAAAGTATGTTGCATCAGCATTGGCTGATTTAGTTAAGTATGTTACACTAAAGTTATAATAAGCTGAATTCTCTACTAAAGAAGTAAGAGAGTACAATAAGAATTCTGCTGGATTAGCAATAGAAACAATCTTGATGTAACCTTTAATTGAACTTCCGCCGTCATCTAAACTTCTTAGATACGCATCAATGTTTGCACCGTTAGTTTCGGTATCAGACATTCTCATGATTGTAGCTAAAGTTAAATCGGTGTTATTAAACTTAATTAAGCCTGAAGCAGGACCTGTTGGCGAAGTGTCCGGAGTAAAGTCGTATTCAAATGAAGCCCCGCCATACGCACCAGCAATACCTTGCGCGCCAGTAAAGCCTTGTAAACCAACATCTCCTTGAAGACCCTGAACACCTTGGGTGCCTTGCATGCCCTGAAAACCAATAAAGCCTTGTGCACCAGTATCACCCTGAATACCTGCTGCACCGCGAGGAACAAAGTTAATAATAGTTTTAGGACCGTGGCCACCACCGATTACATCAGTAGCCCAACTTGTACTTGTAATACCATAATTTCCGACATAAGTTATGTCAAACCAACCGAATGTTTTGCCAGAACCATCCCAAGTAAAGTCTGAGAATTCGTATACAACCTGATGGTGTCCTGAAGGACCAATACCATCGTCGAAACTTTCGATTACGATAAGACCTTTATTAGCTCCAGGAATTGCAGCTAACCAATCAAACGTTTCATCGATATCGTTAGTATAATTATCTAAAGGAATATCATCAAGCGTTAAGATTGTAGCAGTCGAAATGTCATTTGTGTTAAGTTTCCAACCGCTTAGACCTGGATCAGTAGATGCTGTTATGTTGCTTACAAAGTTCCACTCGTGAGTTAAACCACCGTAATGACCAACCGCTCCCTGAACACCTTGGAAACCTTGTGTGCCTTGGAAACCTTGTGTGCCTTGATCGCCTTGGAAACCTTGGAAACCCTGTGTGCCTTGGTAACCTTGGAAACCCTGTGTGCCTTGGAAACCTTGAGTACCTTGAGTACCTTGATCGCCTTGCATACCCTGAATACCAGTGTAACCTTGAAGACCTTGAACACCTTGAGTTCCTTGATCGCCTTGTGTTCCTTGGAAACCAAGATCGCCTTGAATACCTTGAATACCTTGATTAGATTGAATACCTTGAGCACCCTGTAGACCTTGAAGACCTTGGGTGCCTTGAACACCCTGAAATGCTTGTGTTCCTTGAAGACCTTGAGTACCCTGCGGGCCAATATCACTTACATTAATTACACCACCCATTGCAGAGTGAATAGAACATTGGTAATACAAAGTATTTGGAGCGTCATATGGTAATTGTACTTTTACTGTGCCAGTTTCAGCACCGTTATTAGTAACACCGTTGTTATATTGATCGCCTGTGCCAGTTGTGGCTGCTGTTTTAATATAAAATGGGTGGCCTGAAACTGTTAGATTAAAATTGTATGAAAATCCGCGAATAAGATGAAGCGTTGGCTGGGCTACGCCATCAACAAGATAATTTGTGCTACCGTTGTTGGTTACTGCGTAGTCTCTTGTACCTTCAGTACCCTGCGCGCCTTGGAAACCAAAAAAGCCTTGGACACCAATAAAGCCTTGAGTACCTTGAATTGATTGTGGACCTTGAGTACCTTGAGTACCCTGTAGACCTTGAAGACCTTGAAGACCTTGTGTGCCTTGAACACCTTGGGTGCCTTGTATACCTTGTATACCTTGAGTGCCTTGTATCCCAATAAAGCCTTGCATACCTTGCGTGCCTTGATATCCTCGGAAACCACGAGAGCCTTGGATACCTTCTTCGCCGATAATACCTTGATTGCCTTGTAAACCTTGAATACCTGTGAAACCTTGAACACCTCGGAACGAGCCAACATTTACCCAATATGTTCCGTCGTAAACCCACAATTCATCGTCAGTATCATCAATAACACCTTGACCGATGGTTGCACCTGGAAAAGCAGTACCAAGAGTACCTTGTTGATATGTGCTGTCCAGGGCTGGCATGCCCGGATCATTGTTGGCATCTACGTCAGGAACAGAACCAATAACATCAAAACCAGGTCCATAAGTACCTTGTGTACCTTGTGGACCATCAATGCCTGTTGCGCCAGTAGTACCTTGAGTGCCTGCACCGACTGCGGTCCACACAGTTCCATTAGAAACATAAATTAGCCCGTCTGAGCCATAGGCAACAGCGCCTGTATATGGTGATGGATCTAATTGAATCGGGACTTGTTGCGGTTGTCCTTGTCCAACGATCTTACTGCCGCTGATTGATCTAAAAGCCATTATACATCATCCTCTTCAGACTGACCCAGTGTAAAGGACAATGATGCATCTACTGCTAAGTTCGTATCACATTTAATTTCTAGTAAATCACCAGATTTAAAGAATTGACCGTTAAGCGGTAAAGGAATTGTGTCATAAGCCGGAATTTGAAGATTTCTAATAATCCAAAATTCTGCGTTAACGTCTTCCCTGTGGGTTCTTACATCAACAGCAACGGTGTTAGCCGTAAAGTTACATAAGATGAGAGGCGAAATAACTTCGCCTACTCCTGGTTCTACTGTTGTTGAACCACCGAAAACAAGCTCCGGTACTTCATAGTTTGGTACTTCAATCATCGTTTGCCAGTTAGTCGTCAAGGTAAAAGACTTGGCGACTGGTTTAGCATCTGGCGCCTGAGATGTTACTATTGTTGTAATTGTCATTATAGAGATGCCCTTGAGTTAGATGCTCTTCTTGCAAGTTTTCTTACTGATGATGTGAACGGCCGACCTTCAATTCGACCTGTTCTACCATTAATCTTAAGACCGCGCGCGAAATACTGGTTGTTTAATTCGTCTGACCCAGACCATCTGATGCGGCCGCCGTTTTCTGATAGTACTGAAGCATTAGCACCAATTGCTGCACCGACGTTTCTGAAGTTAAGTGGCAAGGCGTTTCTGTTAACACCTGCTGAAGCTCCGTTAAACTGGTGAGCAATGGATTCAACTAGTGACCCAAAGACCAAGAAGTCTGGTCTAATAACACTATCTATAATTACGTTATCAATCAATTCGGTTACCATATCTCTTTGCGGTTGATCTGTAGCGATATTGTTATTTATATAAGTTTTCATCTGCGTCCAAGCCCCAATGAACGCGTCAAGTAAATCAGTATTATTAGCCCCAACTGCGCCTGGAGCAGTCCATACTGTACCTGTCCAATATGTAATATCACCAATATAACGATTTGTAGTATTGTTAGTTGGGATAATGTATGCGTCCCAACGTTTAACACCATGATTAGCAACTGCCGTTAGTGCATCACGTATTGTTGCATTAGCTAGCGTACCTTTGAATCTCAGTTTGCGCCAGTTAGTAAATGTTGCTGGTGGATTAAATACTGGGAAGACGTGTTGTGCATTAATATTAAACAATGCGCCAACAAAAGATCTTGAAGCTCTATCACCACCTATTGGACCCAATACTGGATCTTCAAACCTGAAGTCGTTCTGGATAAGTTTAAGGAAGTTGCCTCCGTCACGATAAGTTTTTGGTAGATCGATAAACTTATATTCAGAAGTAATGAATCGTTGAACTTCGCGCTGGATTCTAATCTTATTATTAGTAAGAATATCTTTAGCGAATTTGAACGTTCTATTAGTTTCCCAAGCAAAGTTTGGTAATTTAGTTTGTCCAAGCTTGTTAACGTTATTATAGAACAATGCATTGTAGAAGATCATTCCTAATTCGTCAGCTTGAGTAGATTGTACTTCAGTACCGAGCTCAGTTCTAATTGTCTGACCAGGATACTCACCCAAAACTACTTGACTTACGATCTTACCAAGTTGGCGATATGCTTGAGCAGTTGCAACTCTTGTATCCTCAGGAACTCTTAATTCGTTATTCCAGAAGTAGAAGTTTGCATTCCATCTTGTCGCTAAGTTGCCGCCATAATTAAGATCCCAAGACATCGCGTCTAGAATATAACCAGCATCTCTACGACATTTTGCTTTAGAGTAATCAATAATTGTAAATGTATCTTTCAAGAATTGAGTAATGTCATCAGACAATTTACTAAGGTTATCATCGATTGCTTGACCTGCCCAAACTCTGCTAGCTTCAACCCAAGAAGTATTAGGTTCAACAATAGATGGGATAGCATCGATGCTATCTCTTCTGATTGCGTCTTCTACAATTCTTACTAGATCCTTGACTTCTTCTTGCTCTACTGATGTAGCAGCTGAGTAAGTTGTTGAATCTTGCGATGCTGAAGAGTGGCCTAAGATTGTTGTGTTAACGGTGTTACCGACTACAACATCACCAATTGTGTTAGCCATTTCAGTATAGAACTTAGCAGTTTGTTGTCTTTGATCTGCTGGTAAGATTGATATAGCATTTACAAAGTAAAGTTCAGCAGTTCTAATTGTTGCATAGTTTGTTGAGTAGTTAACATCGTGTGAGATAGCATCGATCATTGTGCCAACATCTCTACGGCATTTTTCTCTAGAGTAACTAATACCGTTGTAAGTATTGTAGATGTATGTCTGAAGATTAGTTGCCATTTGAACAGTAGCATTATCGATAACATGCTTTTCTGCAAGCATATCAGCATCGATCCAATTAATGAATGGCTCGACTCTAGCTGGGATTGCGCCAGGATTATTATCATCAGCAACCTTGGCTAACATTAATGTAAGGTTCATAGCTTCAGCAGCGATTGTTCTTCTAGCTGCTAGAGTTGGCATTTCTTGTTTCACTGGGTTACCAATGATGTGCGAAATAGCATTTACCGACGCACTTACGAATGTATGCGCACCACCACCTCTACCGTAAGGAACTTTACCAACTTGTAATGTAATAGTTGTTGCAGATCTTGCAGTAATAATGTTTGGAGCATTGTAGTACGGGTCGTTTGCCTGTGGGCTTGGGTGCAATGCAACATCACCATCTAAAGAACATGTAAATACTATGCTATTAGGAGCAATTTGCACATAATCGCCAACATTAAGATTATGACCAGAACCAAGAGTAGCAGTAAAGATTCCTGTATCAGGATCGTACGACGCAGTTGATGGACTGAATTGCTTGCCAACTTTACGTGGTACTGCTTCGTTGCGAATAACATGTTGAACAACTTTGCCCATATATTCGAATGCTTCTCTTGTTGCTTGACGTTGGTCAATTGGCAAGATATTTACTGCGTTCTTAAAGTAAAGCTCAGCAGTTGCGTGCATTGCAGAATTACCGCCGTATTGGATATCGTGTGAAATCGCGTCCACAATATATCCTGTATCTCTACGACATCTCTCTTCGCTGTATTGCAAGAAGGCAAAGTTATCACTTAAGTATTGAACAACTGCTCCGCCAAGTGCATCTTTACGACCGAGGATAATGGCAACTGAAGCCTCTTGATCATAACCAGTTGCAGCTCCATCAGTTACTGCTGCTTCACGCGCTTGTGGAAGATTGATTAATGAATCTTCGGCAATAATATCTTTAACTATCGTGATTAAGGCTTCAACCTCAACACCAGATGATCCAACTACGTTACCGAATCCAGAGGTTACCTGAGCTACTACGTTTCCAGTTGAAGGAGTAACTGCTTGCTTAAGAACAACTTTTTCTGCTACTACACCTAAGTGAGCATACAGTTCAGCAGTTGGTGCTCTTTGTGCTAGAGGTAATCCAACGTTGATCCCGTTTTCGAAGTATAATTTAACAAAGTCGCGTACACCAACATTAGAACCATGTCTAATATCGAAAGCAACCGCTTCAATCAAGAATCCAACATCTCTTCTGCATTTAGCTTCATCATACACCAATGAACCGTGGTTGACCGCGATCCATTTAATAGCTTCTTCTTGCAAGAATGCTTGATTCAAGATCAAACCTGTTGTAGCAGAACTATCTGAGCTACCTACGTTTGCAGCACCAAAGTTGTAAGTAATACCTGCAGTACCGTTTTTCATGATATTAATAACATTAGTAAATGCTGCTGTTGCTCTAGTTAATGCAGTACCGGTCAGTCTTGCTAATATATCAGCTTGAACATATTCGATAGCTTCTACTGTTTCTGCTAATTGCTCAGTAATAACATTATTAGCAAGAGCAGTACCTACTCTATAAGCGCGGCCATAGTATTGTGAAGGATAATCAGAACCAGTCTGAACATCTCTTGCAATTGCATCGATAATGAACCCAACATCGCGGGCACACTTAGCTTCATCATAAGTGTAGTTGTTATCTTTAACAAACCGGACAACTTCTTCTTGAATAAATTCGCGATTCCACTGTAATGATTTACGAGCATATGTTCTGCTTGGTTCCATAAGAGGAGCTGTAAGAGGATTCGCTATTGGTAACGGATACGGGGTTTGTTGACCGACTGAAATATCAAGTGAACCAGTGTAACCTGGAATTACTAATCTATCATCTACAACTTCAGCAATTACGTTTGTAAGTCTCTTAGCTTCAGTACCTGTGGCTGCATCAGCAGCAGGTAGTGCAACATTTTGATATACAAGGTTACCATTGATCTGGCTAAATCCATCAGTCAATGCGCTTACAAACGTATGCGCAGTGCCACCAGCGAAGCCGCCTACCCACAATGTAATAGTTGTTGATGTAACCCCAATGACTGGGCATGCCTTATTATAGAAGCGATGGTGTGCTTCTGGTGAGGCGTGGTTGGTAGGTCCAGAACCTGTATCACAGCTGAAAGTAATCGCATCTGGAGTAAACCAAATGTAATCATCAGTTGTTAATGTGTGAGTACCAATTGTTGCTACTAATATTCCTGTTGCTGTATCGTAGGTTGCGTTAGTTGGAGTAAAGCGATCACCAAAGATTGGTTCGTTTACCACGTTCTTAACAACTTTTTCGACTACATCAGCGATATGATTGAACGCTAATTTAGTAGGTAACATTGAATATGGCTCAAGAACACTCATTGCACCATTGTAATAGTAATTTGCAGAATGTACTGTTGCAACATCTCCGCCGTACTCTAAGTCTTCTGAGATTGCATCAACAATATAGCCAACATCTCTTGGACATTTAGCTTCATCGTAGCCTAGACCGTTATATGTTTCACTGATATACTTAATGATTTCTGTTTGATACTTAGGAGCTTGACCATTTATAGCTTTGTAATCTGCAATAATAGCTGGTGCATAAGCCGAGGTTAATGACTCGATTCTTGGCTCAGAAATTGCTGCAATTGTACCATCGTTTTTACGGATAGTATCTCCAAGATCGTAGAATAACTTTTCAACTTCAGCAGCAACGCTTGGCTTGATAGATCTTCTTACACCGTTTGCTGTGGCTGACACAAATGTATGTACTGCGTCAATCTTTGCTGGGCCGACTTGTAATGTAATAGTAGTTGCTGTAGTTGCGTCAACTCTAACTGGCTTATTAAAGATTGGATCTGTTGGCCTTGGGTGAGATAAGTTGCCACCGCCATTGCTTGCGCAGCTAAGTGTAATCGCGTTTTCATCGAAGATTACATAATCATTTTCAGTTAAAGCGTGTGAACCTAATGTCATTACCATCACACCAGTGATATGATTATAATCAATACCAGCTGGTGTATAAGCTTCAGCCATATTAGCAACTTTAACCGCGTCAGCCGCAACACTTACAAAAGTGTGTAGTGATTGTGGTTCATGCTTAATAGCATCAGTAGTTGCTGACACAAATGTGTGTACCGAACCAGACGCAGTGCCTGCATCTCCTACATTAATTGTAAAGGTTCCGTCTTGACGTTTAACAGCATTAGTAGTTGCTGAGATGAATGTATGCGCGCCTCTATATGATGAAGGACCTACATTAACTTTAAACGTATTTGTTGTAACATCAGAAACCTGTAACCAACGACCCGAAGCATAATCACTTCCAGCTCTTGGATAAGATTTTGAAACTCTGTTACCGTCAAGTACACATGTATATGTTAGTGAGCTATCTTCTAGTAAGACGTAATCGCCATTGCTAAATCCGTGACTAGCAACTGTAAGAACAGTATCACCAGTTGTTGGATTGTAGTCAGTGTTAGTTGGTGTATGACCTGTTGAACCAACTGCAGTAATTGTAATTGATGCTCCGGCATATGGATCTGAACCTGCACGAGGATATGTATGTTGAGTTACGTTAGCATCTTGATCACAAGTAAATGTGAACGAGTTGTTTTCTAATACAACGTTTCTTCCAACTCCTAGACCGTGCTGCCCAACAGTTACTACCATATCACCAGTTGATGCATTATAATCTGCTGCTGATGGAGTAAAGTATTTGTTAGGACCAGACGCGCCAGCATCTAAAGTAACTGTGTTTGTTGTTTTTGCTTTAATAGAGTATGTTTTATTTGCAAATTGATCAATGCCGCCTCTTGGATAAGTTTTAGAAGCGTTGTCGCCATCCATAGCACAAGTGAATGCGAACGAGTTAGGATCTAAAGTAACACGATCATTTAATTTCATTCCGTGACCAGCGATTGTCATTACGAAGTCACCAGTTGCTGGATCGTATGTAGCATCTGTTGGTGTGAATGTTGTTGTCTCAACGATTGTTTGAGTATTTGTTACATTCAACGCGGTTACAACTTCGTTTCTAACGATTTTGCCAATTAGGTCTGCAGCAAAGAAGTAAGCTTCACTTGTTGGAACAACTTCATTATCAGATAATACTGGAATAGCATTTTCAAAATATAGTTTCGCGTTTGAAGCAGTAGCAGCGTTTGAACCATGTTGAATATCCCATGAAGCTAGATCAACAAAGATACCCATATCTCTTTCACAAGCAACAGTGTTATATGTGAAGGTAGGATAATTTGCTGTAATCCATGCAACTATTTCTTTTTGGATAAACGTTCTGTTAGCTTGTAATGCACCCCGAGCCATACGGTGAGCAGGTGAAACCGCTTCCTCACCAAAGTATAATTCATCAGCGTTAGCATTACCGTTAGTCATAATGTCGATAATTTCATCGAATGCAGCGTCAGATCGTGAGATTGAAGTAGCATTTGCGATTACGTCAGTATTGATTTTACCTTTTAACCAAGTAATAGCACCAGTTGTTTGAACAAGTTGAGTATTAACTAAGTTGTTTGCACCAACAGTACCAATGCGGTAACCTTTGCCGGTGTAAATTGCGTTAACATTAGAACCTGTTACAACGTCTCTTGCTACGGCATTTAAGATAATACCAGTATCGCGTTCACATTTGGCTTTGCTGTATGTGTAGTAGTTATTATCTAGCCAAGCTGTAACTTCTGCTTGAAGATATGCCTTGTTCTTCTGAAGAATTCTGCTAGCATATACACCTTGAGTTGTAGAACTAACCTTAACGACCGCGCCTTCGTCAGCACTTACAAAAGTATGCACATCTGTATTTGTTCCAGCAGAACCACAGTTAACTGTAATTGTGTCTGTTGTTACAGAATCAATCTTAAGCGGTAACTTGTATGCATAATCGCCAATACGTGGAGAGAAATCATTACCACCACCGTTTGCTGCACAACTAAATACGAAGCTTTGTGGTTGTAATTCGATATGATCGTCAGTAGTAAGACCGTGGCCTGCAATAGTTACTACGAATACACCAGTTACTGGATCGTATGTAGCATCAGTAGGAGTAAATGATTTTAATACTTTAGCAGGATCAGCGAAGTAAAGAGCGTTAGCATCGATACAATCAACTTCAGCACTTACGAATGTGTGGTTGTTAGCATGTCCATTTGCGTTACCAACGTTGACCGTAATAGTATCGGCAGTAGCTGCTTTAACTCTTACTGGCTCTTTATAAGCAGGATGGTCGTATAATGGAGCAGCATCTGTGCCTGTTACGCCACCAACATCGCAACTAAAGATCATTGACTCTGGTGCAATTTGAATCCATTTTCCAACTGGTAAATCATGTGAACCGATGGTTAATACCATGTCGCCTGATACTGGATCGTATGTGGCAGTTTGTGGAGTAAACTTACCTTCCCACATATCAGCTTCACGAACCGCGTTTGCTGTTGCAGATACAAAGGTATGTACTGATGTGTCGCTTGACTCGCCGACGTTAATAGTGATTGTTGTAGCATCTCTGTCAGAAATTACAACTGGCTTTTTATAAGCAGGATGTCTTTTCTCTGCGTTGATAGCATTAGTTGCGGCTGATACAAAGGTATGAACTCCGCCACCATTTGTGACTCCCCCAACATTCATATAAATGGTAGTACCTTCAACTCTATCAATTACGATTTGTTTCTTGTAGAATGGGTGATGTGATTCAGGAGCAGGATGATTTGTTACATTGTTATCCATAGTGCAAGTAAACACAATGCTGCTCGGCTTGAACTCTACAAGATCGCCAGCTTTAAGAGCATTTGCACCGATTGTTGCGCTAAACTCTCCAGTTGCTGGATCGTATGTAGCACCAGTTGGAGTATATTTTATGAATGTAGTTGTTGGATATGTGTGCTCAGTAGCATTGCTATCAAGCGCACAAGTAAATGTTAAGCTGTTAGGCTCTAAGTAAATACTGTCACCAATATTAAAGTCGTGTGAACCAATTGTAATTACAGTAGTTCCTGAAGCAGGACTATATACAGCATTTGTTGGAGTATACTTCTTGCCGTTATTATTAAGCAATCTAGTCATTTCATCAAAAGCTTGATTAGCTCTGTCTTCGGCGATTGTATTTGTAAGCAATGCAGCAGTTTCTGATTTCAAGTAGTTGATAGAACCAACTGTTTGAATTAATTGATCAGTAACACTAACTTCACCAGACTTAGTACGATATGCCGCGCCAGTTTGGATCGAGTTATAGTTGGTACCAAGCATTAAGTCTCTTTGGACTGCTGGCAATATATACTGCTCTGTATCTCTGTGGCATTTCTTACTATCGTAGAAGTAGAATTCGTCATCTACCCAGCACATCATGTAGTCTTGTATGAACTCTCTGTTAACTTGAAGTTGCTTACGAGCATTACGCTTAGTTACTGCAATGTTAGCATTGTCTGAGAATGTAATTTGTTCTCCGATTACTGATACTGCGTTATCTAAAGCACTTACAAATACGTGTTCATAGTTTGCAGCAGTTAATCCTGGATTTACAGTGATAGTTTTTGCAGATACTTCTATAATAGGTAGTGCTGCAAGGTAAGCTTTTTCTGAAACTCTAGGATGACTGATTTCAGTCTTATAATTATCGCTAGAACACTTGAATGTAAAGCTTTCTTTTGCAAGATTTACATATCTGCCAACTGTTAAATCGTGAGTACCGATTGTAATAACCATGCGGCCAGTTGCTGCATCGTATGTTGCTTTAGTTGGTGTATACTTTGTACCAGAATTATTAAGAGCATTAATAATTGTATTGAATGACTTATATGCATCAACTGCTGCTGGTGCAGAGTTAGCTTGAATAAGATTATCAGTTGTTTTGCGTAGTCTCTCAAATGACGCAACTGTTTCGTTTCTTTGATTTTCAAGAGTTGTTCTTGCAGTGTTAACGTAATAAGCTAAGCCTGTAGTAACTGCGTTGTAGTTAGTATCAAGCATCATGTCGAACTTAGTAGCTGGCAAGATATATTCTTGAATATCACGTTCGCACTTAACGCTATCGTATGCGTAGAACTCTTCGTTATTGTCGATCCAGCTTACGAATTCATCAATGATCATTGACCTGTTATCTTGAACAACTTCGCGAGCTGCAACCGCGTCTTGATCACCAGTATCTGCGAAGATAATAGGATCAGCAGCGGCTTCGCCATTCTGAAGAATATTCAATGTCTGGTCAAGAGATCTGTCTAAACGGGTTAATACTTCTGCATTTTGCTCTTGGGCAAAGATGTGGTTTATTTCGCCTTTGATATGATTAATAGAACCGACTGTTTCGGTCATCTGATCGTTTACTACGATGTATGAGATTGGCGAACGATATGTAATACCGTTTAACCGACCCCAGTAGTTGCCGTCTGTAGCAACGTCGTACGATGCACTATCAACAATTAATCCTGAATCTCTGAAACACTTGTCTGCGTTATAACCTTGGTAACCAAGACCTGGCGCACCGTTAAAGCCTGTTGTTGTGTTAGCAGTCAAGTAATCAACCATGTTATCTATGATTAAGTCTTTGCTTGCTTCAAGAGTATCAGCAAAAGTATTATCAGCAATTAATTCAACTTGAGTTGCGTTTGCCGGTCTAATAATAACTGTGCTACCACGAGCACGCATTGAGATGTCACCAAACTGAGAACCTGAGTTGTTCAAAGTCATTTGGCCACCGTCTAGTGCGAAGAACGCTTGGCGTGTAAAGATTGAAAGTGAACCAATACCGTTAACACCAGCACCATTCTTAGCAACGTAACCTGTACCGTTTTGAGTACGAGGTGTGAAACCAAAACATAATACGTATGTGTAAAGTGAGTCTGTATCTAGTACAGCACGGTCAGCTAGAAGACAACCACCACCACGGCCAACCAATCTATTTGGGAAATCGTCAATGCCGATTGATTCGATTGTACCTGTACCGCCTCGTTGAGCATAAAGAATATCTCCAATTTCTACGTTACCTTTAAGGTTTCTAATATAAATCTGACGAGCTGAATCAATATCTAAGACATATGAAACATAACCTGTGGCACCAGACGAGAACGTTACTTCATCATCTACTTCAAACTGACTTTGAGGACTATGTCCAGCAACTAAGTAGAATTCTTGGCCTAAGTCTAAGATTGTACCTTTAGTGTTGAATGGATTTAAAGGTGGCTCAACATCTAAACGGTTGAAGTTTGAAAGCTGGGTGCTGTCTCGTATATAAGGAGAACGTCTTAGCAACGCACCTGGACGGTATGCAATAGCGAAGCCACCTTCAGGTTGGTCAAAGTTATCAACCTCAAAGTTCATATAACCAAAACCTTGAACGTAGTTGCCAGAACCAACTAGAACACCGTTTGTTTTTTCGTAACCAGGCAACTTCTGAATAACAGTAGCATACTGACCAGCAGTTGAAGTCATTGAACAATCATCAGGTAACACAATTGGTTCATCAACATAGTAAGTACCAGGACCTACCGAGATATGCACCGCGTTATTAATATCGTTACGATCGTATGAACCACCAGCTTTTTGTAAAGCAAGTTGCT